GCGATGGCAGGTGCAGCACCCAATCTTGTGGCTACCAATATACTGCAATTCGTAAAATTGGTCCTCGCTGGGAGACTAAAAAAACCAAAATTTGTTGTTGTGCAATGGCCTGGGGCTTTTAGGAGAACGTTTGCGCAAATGTTATTGTATGGTGATTGCTATCAATTAACCAGTGTGCAGCCTAGCAATCGAGACCATCAGCATGATTTGATAACGGATACATATGACAGAGAGTGGCTAACAAATCGATATATTACATATACGGAACATTGCAATTATGAGGTATATCATAATATAACATCATCTCATTATTTACTGAAGTTACTGGAAATTAATGTAGTGCATTTTCAACTTTCTAAAGATGCAGTGCGTGAGGACAATTATCTACTACGAGATTTTAATATGCATGACATACCTTTTATTTTAGACACAGAGACTCATGCAAGAGATATGCTACATGCAGGCGTGGAGTCGAATGCGCGTTGGGCTTCAACACTACACGATGCGATGACATAGTTATGGAGCTACAGATATTACCTAATAAAATTATACAGCGTCTTAGTAGATCTGGCAATTGTGAATTCTTTTCTGAGTATGAGAAAGAACAGTTTGACTTGAATTACGATAATCCTAGAATGGCAGACAAGTATAAAGACGGGACGTTGCAATATAATTTCAACTCTCTCGGATACCGCACGGGTCCGCTAAATAGATTTAATGATAATGAATTTATTTTAGTTTTTGGCTGTAGTTATACAGAAGGAGTTGGTTTACACGAACACGATATTTGGCACAGTCATTTGAGTAGGAAATTTGCGCGCCCTATCATGAATCTAGCTATAGGAGGTACTGGTGGTGATGTAATACGACTAAACAGCGTATTGTATAATAGAAACAATTTTCCTAAACCTAAATTAGTGATCTTTCAATGGCCTGGGGATCATAGAACGAATGTTGCTTCTGAAGATGTATTTCACATAGATCCCAACACACCAGCGGCAGGCATTGACGGTGAATTCGCGGACAAGCCATACTTTATTCCAAAATATCGAAGAGCTGATATTGAATGGTATCAAAATAGATATGTGGCGTATTCAGGAGAAGCACAGCAAACTGTCTTTCAAAATTATATCACAGCTAATACAGTATTCAACTTGAACGGCGTGCCAACATATAATTGGCAATATTCTGCTGACAGAGCGGAGAATACAGATAATCCGTTATTAGAAGGATATCAGCTAAAGCAGGTTGACGTTACTGGCAGCGCCCCGCCAATAGCGCGTGACTTAATGCACCCAGGAGAGATTCCGCAGAAGGAAACTTACGAACAAATATACCAAGAAATAGGAGAACTTTTATGAAAAAATTAATAGAGAAGATTAAGCAGAAATATCAAAACTGGAAACATAAGAAACTGGTTAAGAAGCGTTTAGAAGAAATTAAAAAGCGGGATCCTTTTATATATGATTAGATGGGGTATTGCCAGTGGTATTCATGATGCATCATTGTGTGTCATGGACGACTCAGAAATTTTGTTTGCTAGCCATGCAGAGCGTTACAGTGGTGTAAAAAATGACGCACACTTGAATCAGCCTATGATCAATGACGCGCTAGAATTCGGTCATCCAGAAGAGGTACATTTCTACGAAAATCCTTTGCTAAAAACTGCTAGGAGACTTTACGCTGGGCAAGGCTTTAAGTTTACGAATCCTGCAAGTGAGTTGAAAAAGCTAGGTGTAAAAGCAAAAGTTTACTGGGGCAGTCATCATAAAAGTCATACGGCTGCTGGATTTTATACAAGCCCCTTCAATGAGGCAAGCTGTCTTACAATTGATGCTATAGGTGAATTCGACACTACAACTATATGGCACGGCAACAAAAGCGAAGACATGTTATATAAAGTATACGCTGACACTTACCCAGCTTCTTTAGGATTATTTTATTCTGCAATGACTGATAGAATAGGATTGAAAGCAAACGAAGATGAATATATTTTGATGGGTATGTCAGCATATGGGGACAGCAATAAGTATCTTCATCAGATTTATCATATGTTCAATGAGTCAGGCGCAAATTTTCATCAGGGGTGTCGTGGCTTTTTACCCGATCTTATCGAAGAGGACTATTTCGATATAGCAGCCGCTACACAGGCAATATATGAATTAGAATTCAAAAAACTTTTAGCTAAAGTCAAATCAAGTGCAAAAACAAAAGCTCAGTCAGAAAATCTAGTATTGATGGGTGGCTGTGCTCTTAATTGTTTGGCTAATAGATATGCAACAGAACAATTTGAAAATGTATGGATAATGCCTAATCCAGGAGATGCTGGTTCATCTCTAGGCGCAATTCTCGCACACACTAAACAACAAGCAGATTGGCAAGGACCCTATTTAGGGCGTGAAATCGAAGGAAGGTACCCAGTAAATGAACTACTTAAAGAACTTACAGCATCAGGTATTGTCGGCGTTGCTAATGGCAAGGCTGAGTTTGGACCAAGAGCATTGGGCAATCGTTCTCTCCTTGCTGATCCTCGAGGCGACCAGATGAAAGATGTAGTTAACAGAATCAAACGTAGACAAGAGTTTAGACCGTTTGCACCTGTTATTCTACAAGAACATGTTAGTGAGTACTTCGATGTTGAGACTGACTTTGAATCCACTTATATGCAGTATGTTGTGCGCTGTACACAGCCAGAGGACTTCCCTGCCATTGTACACGTTGACGGGACTAGCAGAGTGCAGACGGTTACAAAAGAGAGTCACACGGGCTTGTATGCACTCCTGACGCAATGGAAAGCATCTACCGGCTGCCCTATGTTACTCAATACAAGTTTGAATATTAAGGGAATGCCAATGGTAAACGATCTAGCAGATAGCATTGCATTTGAGCATGAATATGACGTAAAAGTCTTTTAAAGATAAATAAAGATATTATGAGTATTATAAAATTTCCAAAGCAATACATCCAGACAAATCCGCAGGGGTTTAAGATAAACCTATACACTGAAAAAGAAGTTGAAATGACGCTTTTCTGTATGAATACTTGGTTTGATTCTGAGCTGAAAATCACTAGAGATAGCCTACGTGGATTGGGATCTGATGAAGTTTTGTCTAGCCTTGAGCGAGGATATCATAGTGGATTATTATCTGATGACGCAAAGAAAGTTATAAATAAAATAGTAACAAGCATAGAACCAATAATAACAAAGGAGAGTCGCGTATAGCAAACAAGCCCGATTTTACATTCACCAACATAAGGGTAAAAAATGCCAAAGCAGAAGTCAAAACTTCAAATCGTACATAATGACCCAAAACCAACTAAGTCTGGAGGCTGCAAACTATCAATCGATGATCTAGGTATAATTGAACCGATGACATCGAATCAAGGAATCTTTTTCGAGCAATACAACAAAGGATTAGCATTTTTACTACACGGTGCAGCAGGCACTGGCAAAACATACATCGCACTATACAAAGCATTAGAAGAATCACTCGACCCAAGCACACCTTACGAAAAAGTAATTGTCTGTAGGTCAGCAGTCCCCTCAAGAGATATAGGTCATCTTCCTGGTGATCAAGCAGAAAAAACCGAAGTTTACATGCAACCGTACATCAGTATGGTACAGGATCTTTTTGGCAAAAAAGCCAATGCATTCGGACGATTGCAAGAAGCTAAAAGTTTAGAATGGATGATCACATCTTACATCAGAGGAATAACCTTAGACAATGCTATTGTCATTGTAGATGAGTGCCAAAATATGAATGATATGGAATTGAATTCTATTATGACTCGTATAGGTGTAAACAGCAAAATCATTTTCTGTGGGGACTTTAGACAATCAGATCTATACAAAAATAAGAACGATATGTCTGGCTTACAAAAGTTTATGGTTATTGCTGATATGATGAAATCGTTCAATATCGTTGAATTTGGCGTTGACGATATTGTCAGGTCTGATATCGTAAAGGAATATATACTAGCACGGATGCAGTATGAAGACCAGTATGGTTAAAGACTGCTAGACACTTTTTCTCAATTTTGTTATAATCATTATTATGTTTACACACGTTAAAAACTTGCAAGACTATGCAAACGACAAGACCGCCCCAGATGGAAGTAGAAAATACTTTACTGACACTGGGGCGGCATACCCTTCAGTCACTACAGTTTTAGGGTATCAGACCCGTGACTCTATTTTGCAATGGAGAAATCGAGTAGGGGCAGAAGAAGCGGACAAGATAAGCCGTCAAGCATCTACACGCGGAACTAAAATACACGATATGTGTGAGAAGAAACTCGACAACGAAGAGGTCGACCACACCAACATGTCTCTGATAGACTTGCAGATGTGGAGATCATTTCAGCCTATACTAGAACGAATAGATAATATTCATGCACAAGAAATTGCTCTATATAGCGATCACCTGAGACTTGCAGGTCGGGTTGACTGCATTGCTGAATTCGATGGTAAGTTATCTGTCATAGATTTTAAAACTTCTAGGAAGCCCAAGAAAGAAGAGTGGATCACAAATTACTTTTCACAAGCAGCAGCATACTCTATTATGTATGAAGAACGTACTGGCATTGCAATAAATCGCTCTGTAATTTTGATTGCAGTTGAAGAAGAAGATCCTCAAGTTTTTATTGCAAGGCGAGACAAGTATGTGCCTAACTTGTTACATGCAAGAGATTTGTATGAGTGTGATCATAGGTGAGAATACGTTGGAAAGCTAAACCAGGATACGGTGATGTTATATCACCTATTTGTTATGCTCACAATCTATCAGAGCATCTTCAAGAAAAAGTTTGGCTAGAGTTTGTGCATTTTAACCCTGAGGGTGTGCGTGACAGGTACGAGGCGCCTAACACAGAAGATTCATCTTTTATAGGTGGTAGCCTATTTGAGTTAGTGCAAAAAGGTGACAGTGAAGTTGAGCTACTCAGGACATACAACGAAAATATGCCAGTGCAGCATACCAACTTATTTGACAGGCATAAATTTCATAATTACAGATTAGCATCTAATAACTGGATGCAGCCTGGCAATGCGTCTAGGCGTGGAGACTATGTTACATTCATAACTACAGAACAAAACAAAGTTCCTTTTACTGATTATCCTATACCTTCAGCTAAGTTATGGAAAGATCCAGTAAGTGATTGGAGCACTATCTACGACAACTTTGAGAATAAAAAATTTGTCGATTATCAGACACCGCTTGCAGATGCAATAAAAACTTTGTTGCACACAAAACTTGCAATTGGCTATCACGGGTCAGCTATGTGGTTAGCAAGATTCTTGGGTGTACCGTCTGTGATAATATCAGGCAATCGCAAATTGACAGAAAGATCATTTCCGAATGCAGTAGTTCTTAGCAAGTTTGCTATGGACAACACCTTACAACAGGAAGCTGCAAATCGCACACTAAAATCAATGTATAAATTGCATCAACATAGAAAAAAAGGAACTGTTATATGGATGCCAGAATAGGTAAAATTCTAGAGAAAGAAAAGACGCGGCAGGGAATGGATATCGAACTTATCGCAAGCGAGAATTTTGCCTCGCAAGCTGTTATGGATTTGTGTGGGTCAGTATTTACAAACAAGTATGCTGAAGGGTATCCAGGCAAACGTTACTATAACGGCTGTGAAAACATGGACGACATTGAGACACTTGCTATTGAGCAAGCTAAATTGCTCTTTGGTAGTAAGTTTGCAAATGTTCAACCACACTGCGGCGCGAATGCAAACACAGCAGTCTATCAGGCATTTCTAAAACCTGGAGACAAAATTTTGGGCATGGATCTTGCCAGCGGAGGACATCTATCACATGGCGCGAAGGTGAATCTCTCAGGCAAGATCTATGACTCATTCTCATATGGGGTTGATGATGATGGGTTCTTAGACTATGATGCTATTGCAGCACAAGCACACGAAGTACAGCCACAGATGATTGTCGCGGGTGCAAGCGCATATCCTAGAGTTATCGACTGGAGTAGATTCAGGGAGATTGCTGATTCAGTAGGTGCGTACTTGTTAGTAGATATGGCTCACTACAGCGGCTTGATTGCAGGCGGCGCATATCCTAATCCCGTGCCTTATGCAGATGTTGTTACTTCTACAACACATAAAACTTTGCGTGGACCTAGGGGAGGAATAATTCTTTGGAACACTGAAGAATACACGCGAAAGATCAATAGTGCAATTTTCCCTGGAACACAAGGTGGTCCTCTCATGCATGTTATTGCAGCAAAGGCACAATGCTTTATTGAAGCGAACACCAAGAACTTTGATGAATATGCACAGGATGTAATTGATAACGCACAAGCTATGGCAAACGTGTTCATGGACAATGGTTTAAAGGTGCTTACAGAGGGGACTGATAGTCACATCATACTTATGGATCTAAGCGACACTCCTTGGAGTGGTAGAGCAGCCGCTGATCTGTTAGAAGAGGAAGGAATCACAGTAAACAAGAATGGCGTACCCAACGACCCTAGATCATTTACTGAGACTAGTGGCATTCGTTTAGGAACTGCGGCAATCACAACACTTGGGTTTACCGTTGAAGAGTGTGAACAAATAGCAGAAGACATATGTGATTTGCTTTTATCTGACCCAGAGACTTATGAGGGATGATTTACATAGGCTATGATCCTTGTGAAGATATTGCTTACGAGGTATGTAAATTCTCTATTGAAAGTCGCAGCGTCATAGACACTCGCAAACTTTACAGTAAAGATATTGACCTATATACGAGATCGGGTGATCGCCAGTCTACAGATTTCACATTCACTCGATTCTGGGTGCCGTATCTTTCAAGATACACAGGGTATTCAATATTTGTTGACTGTGATTTTCTGTTTTTAGCAGACCCTGAAGAACTGATTGATATTGCAATAGCTGATCAGTCAAAAGCAGTTTGGTGTGCGCAACATCCTCGATACATACCCAATTCACATAAGAAGATGGATTCGATGACTCAGAACAGTTACTATAGAAAGAACTGGGCGAGTCTTATGGTGTTCAACAACGCACATCCTGATTGTAAACAACTCAGACCAGAGTATCTCAACAATCATAAGCCTGGGTTAGATTTTCATCAATTCAATTGGACCGAAAACATCGGATCATTATCACTTGACTGGAACTGCTTAGATGACTATTATTTGCTTGACAATCCTAAAGCAATACATTATACTGATGGCGGTCCTTGGTTTGAAGGTTACGAAAACACAATGTACAGCGATAAATGGACTGAAGAGTACCAAAAAATGAAAATAGATATTGACTAACCGCTCCGTATATCGTATTATAAATACATAGCTTGATGAAGCAATTTGATGGCATACTGGACGGGGGTTCGATTCCCCCCTCCTCCACCAAAAGCAAACTGTCTTGAACTAGAAGTGGCAAAGCTACGAAAAGACTAAGTTACCACGAACGCGTGGTTACGCGGAGGCAGATACCGCAGGCAGTTTGTTTTTGATGGGGGAGTCAGGTTTCGACAGGGTGTAGTAGATGCGTGGAGAGCCAGCCAAGGCAGAAGGCTGTAAAACTGAGAAGCAAACAATCTAAACGCAAACGATGACGTTTATCAACTAGCTGCATAAGTTAGCGGGGAGAGTCTCTCGCCTTGTTACCAAAAGGAGAGGCAACCCAATTTCTTACGTTAAAGGAGCAATCTAATGCGTACAGGTCTTATGATTTTTATCATACTGCTCGGGTGCTTTTCTTGTCAAGGCGAAAAAGTAGATCCTCGAAAAGAATTGTCTCCAGTTCCAATTGCAACCAAGGCGACATACATTGTACCCACTCCAATAAACCCCGAAGTAGTTTGCCTAGCACTCAACATATATCATGAGGCTAGAGGAGAGACAATCACTGGACAGGTTGCTGTTGCTAGTGTTACCTTGAACAGGGTGAAATCATCTAGGTTTCCGAATACAGTGTGCGAGGTTGTTTATCAAGCACAGTATTCTAAATGGTGGGAAGAGGCGCATGGTAAGAAAGTTCCACTGAGAAACAAATGTCAATTTAGTTGGTATTGTGATGGCAAACCAGATTTTGTAGCCGACCAGTCTGTATACAAAAAGGTGTTCGATGTTGCTGAAATAGTGTATAATGCAGGCATTGATACTACAGAAGGATCTCTGTTTTATCATGCTAAGTATGTAGAGCCTTACTGGAAAGACAGTATGGAGATGGTAATGGTTGCAGACAATCATATATTTTATAGGCGTTAATTATGGCTTTTAACATGACACATTACATCGTTACAGGTGGATGTGGTTTTATAGGCTCGCATTTAGTTGAAGCACTTGCAGCAATGGAATGTTATGTCACAGTTGTAGACGATAAGCGAAACGGTGAACATATTGTACAGAGTAATTATGTGCAATACCTTCATTGCGCAGTTCAGGATGTGAAGTTTGAAGAGACTACTCCTCAAGTTGATGGCATCATACACTTAGCGAATACGCCTAGAGTCAGGCTGTCAATGCAAGAACCAGCAGATTCTATTATGAATAATGTGGGTCCTACAGTATCAGTATGTGAATGGGCGAGACATTGGGAGTGCCCTGTGTTTTTTGCGCAGTCATCTAGTAGATTGCAAGGTACGCCGTATGCAAATCCTTATACGTTCGGTAAGACTCTCGCGGAAGAAACACTGAGGCTGTACAAAAAATTGTATCAGGTGCAATCGCATCTGTTGTATTTTTACAACGTCTACGGTCCCAGAGAAGCTGACTACGGTGAACATAGCACTGTTGTCCGTGCATTCAAAAATCAAATTAAAAAAGGTGAACCTCTACACATATACGGCAATGGTAGAAAAGAAAGAGACTTTACCTATGTTACTGATGTTGTTACTGGCATCGTAAAGTTATTGCTAACACACGACGGAAAACGTCCTCCTTGGGTTCATTTAGGTGCAGGAGATCCTAAGACAATTTTAGAAATAGCAGAGGCATTTGGGCACCCATTTGTTTTTGAATTTGATAGAAAAGGTGAAGTAGAAAAAACTAAATGCGAGCTACCTTACATCAAAGCTGAATTTGATGTGATCGAATACATACACGAATGGAAGGTAAGACAGTAATGCATAAACTTAAACTTATAGTAGACAATGACATGACCGATACATCAAAAATGACTGACGTATTTTTAATAACTAAGCAATTCAAAACACAGGTTGAATTTTCTCAGTACATTGAAAAACAAGCATACAACACTAAAAATCCATTGATTGATTGTTTAGTTGATTATTGCCAGAGACAAGAGATAGAAATTGAATCTGTCCGAAAACTTTTGACCCCTTCTCTTAAAGAAAAAGTTAAAGAAGAAGCGGAAACTCTAAATCTTATGAAAGAGAAAACAGGCAAGCTACCCTTTTGATTATGGAACCGTTTGAAGTATATAAACTCTACCTAGCACTCAAACTGCACTTCACAAAGAAGGATTACGACATCACTAAAACAAAGGGTGCTGTTAGAGCTAGTCAAAAATCTTTTATGAAGCGAAAAGACTTGACTGCAATTCGTAAGATCGCTAGAGACTACAGCCGCAAAGAAGCAATTGATTTTCTTGTTGCTAACTTTGTATCCGGTGATCGCTGGGGCGGAATGTTTGACTTGCAATCAAAGGAACGATATTTAGAATGGAAGGCTGTGCGACAAAACTTTGCGTACAGTTTTAAACAAGACATCGCCAAGATAGATTATGAAATGGAGAAAGAAGAATTGACTTCTCCTTTTGATGCACACGCAGGGAGACATCCTCTAGTGTACAGATTGTATTTTGGTAAAATGATTTCTTTAGAAACGATTGTAGCACTTGACAAACTCTACAATTATGTTACTATAGAGGCTGATGATATCTTCTTAGAAGACACCAACATGTTGATCAAGAAGTATCGTCCATTTGTCCAAATCAGCGAAGAACTAAAATTCGCTGTTTGTGGGCATTATAAATAATAGTGTCCGCTAATACAGGACACTATACAAAAATACAACGCATATACGGAGATACAAAATATGTCATTTAATTCCCTATCAGACTTGCGCAAAGCAAGAGGCTCTTTCGACAACTTGATGAAAGAAGTTGAAAAGATCGATTCCCCTAAACAACAAAGCCGAGACAACGGTAACGAATGGAAGCTCACAGTAGATTCTGCTGGCAATGGGTATGCTGTCTTACGTTTTCTTGCTCCCCCTAAAGGTGAAGAACTTCCCTGGGTTCGTTTATGGAATCATGGCTTTCAAGGTCCTACAGGTAAGTGGTACATTGAGAACTCACTTACTACTTTGAATCAACAAGATCCTGTATCAGAATTGAACAGCGAACTTTGGAACAGTGGTGTTGAATCTAGTAAGGACATCGCACGAAAGCAAAAGCGTCGATTGTCTTATTACGCAAATGTTCTTGTAGTAAAAGACCCTGCTAATCCTCAGAACGAGGGTCAGGTAATGCTTTACAAGTTTGGTAAGAAAATCTTTGACAAGATCAAAGATCAGATGCAACCTGAGTTTCAAGATGAAACAGCATCAAATCCTTTTGACTTCTGGGAAGGTTCTAACTTCAAGTTGAAGGCGCGTCAGGTAGAAGGCTATCGTAATTACGACAAGTCTGAGTTTGAATCATCTCCTTCTGCGGTTGCAGACTCTGATGAAGAGATTGAAGCAATCTGGGGCAAGCAGCATTCACTTGCTGAGATGGTTGATCCTAAGAACTTCAAGACTTATGATGAGTTGAAGGCTAAGCTGAATCAAGTACTCACGGGAGGCGCGAGAGTGACCACTGCTGAGACTATTGCAGCACAGACAGGCACTGATGATGTTGAAGATTTGATGGCGGTTAACTCTGCTACTTCTTCCAGAGTCACAGTCGCTTCAAGTGCTGATGAGGAAGATACACTTAGTTACTTTGCAGCATTAGCTGAAGACGATTAAAAAGATTACACACTCTTTTATGGGGGCACTTCGGTGCCCCTTTTTTATGATGTTACAATAACGCCAAACGTTACTAATAGTCCTACGACATGACCGAAGCAAGATACCGACTGCCTGTTGCATTGTTCGGGCTTATACTTTTCGGTAGTGTTACTAGTACGTTGACATCCGGTGATGCAGCGGGTGCTGCTTGTCCACCTGGTGCTTGTATTACTATTGGGGCTGCAGGTACATTTGATGTTGCTGCAACATCGGTAGCATCTTCAACTGTTGCTGCTGGCGCGTTTGCTGACTGTGAATTCGACCGCAAGACGCTTGCTTCTAAAGGATCTGGGGTTGCTTTTATATCATTGAGTCTTGACTGCACCGCAGCAGTATCTTCTTCGCTCAAGTCACGGTCCATGAGCATTGCATTTAACTGCCCTGTATCTTCCGTTGTTGCCAGCTTCTCTTTGTCGATTTCACTATTGCCCATCATATCTTTGTTATACAGCCCAGAGTCTTCGGCAGCTTCTAAATTGGTTTCTTGTCTTTTTTCTATTCTTTCATTTATTGCTTGCATTGCTTCGGGGTCCATTGATACCCCTACTGCATCTAATGCTTCTTTGTTATTTTGAATAGCTTTGACTAGTGAAGCATTTGCAATAGCGGCTTTGTCGTTCTCACTTAGCTCGTCTTTTCCACTTTCTTCAAGTGTGGCTTCTGTTAATGTAGCTTCAATTTCAGAGGCATCGCTTCGTATTGTGTCTACTAATTTTTTACCATCTATCTTTGTGCTTGCATCTTCTAGTATCTCTTCTGCGACTGCATTTGATTCTGCAATTTCACCCGGATCAACGGGCAATGCATCAGCAAGTGCTCCTCCCGCTTCACCGCCTGCAAAGTATCCCAAAGCACCGCCTACTATGCCGCCAACTATTGTTCCTACTACAGGAACGACACTACCTACAGCAGCACCAGCAGCAGCACCAGCAAGTGTACCAGATGCTTTTCCTATACCTTCACCTTTTGCGATTTGTGCTTCTTCTGCGGTACTTTCCAAGTTTTCCATAGCTTGTTCTGCATCAAATACATCCTTCGCACCTTCGCCAACAGCAAGTGCAGTACCAAGTATGGGCACACCCTTTGCTCCGACTTTCGCAGCGGCACTTCCAACTTTAGATCCTGCATTCTTTGCAGCACTAGTAGCTTTTGCTAACGGACTGGTTGGCTTAGTGGGCACCTTTGTTGGCTTTACGCTTTTTGGTTTTGGTTTTGGCGATTTAGCGCCTGTTTTAAGTTTTGGACGTATGCTAGGTGTTGACATTCCGCTACCACCGCCGTCGATGTCTCCAATGCCTCTAGCAATATCTTCAAGCAGCCCAATCATAGTATCACCTTGCGCTGATGTGATACCTACAACTTTAGCTACCTCTTTTTTCTTTACTTCTTCTGTCTTTTTTAATTGATCAAACTCTGGCTTTTCTTTCTCATCCTTTTTATCTGCAGGAGGTGCAGTAAACTCTTCCTCTGAGATGTCTCGTATTGTTTTTACGTCATCTGCTATACCTTCCAACCCCTCAGCGTTGATACCTGCGTTTTCTACTTTTGCAGCGCCACCGAATAGACCTCCACCAGAACTTGAGGCTTTTTCTTTATTGGATGATTTTTGATCTTTGTTGAATTGCTTTACGCGGTCTCGTTCTTCATCGCTACTGAATGTTTCACCGAGAAAGCTATCAGCCCCAAACATGTTCGCAGCACTGAACGCGCCTCCCATAATGTTACCGAAGCCTTTAGTTTCTTTGCTTACACCTAAACTTTCTTTTACGCGCCCGCCTAGAGCAGACGCTGCGTTGTCTAAGATACCCATTACTTTTTAGCCCTTTCTGCCTTTTTCTTTAGATGCTCGATTAACATAGCGATGTAAACTTGCCTCTCCCAAGGCAACCAATTTTCAATTTCACTTAAGGAATATTTATGTTCCTGCATTAGTAGAAAATTGGTCTTAAAATAATTCTCTAACGTATCATGGGAGAGGTTTAAACGAAAAAATCCTGGTACCCATTGAAGTTAATATAGTTTGCTTTACCACACTTTACGCAATCGAAATCTATTGCGTGTTCTAAGACAGGCATAGTTTCAAAAAATTTTCGTAGATTTGCAAACTGTTCTAATGTTAGCTGTTCTACCCAGTCCCTTCTTTCATCTTCGGAAGACTCAAATGCATTGTATTTTTCATCTCCATCGTAAATTACACTTACGCAGTTTCCTGCAATTCTGTATACAGTTTCAGGATCGCTAGTATCTAGCAATTCACTGACTTGAAATGGATCAGGATACTGCATCTCAATAAACAATGTATCACTCAATTTCACCATCGTGCTATGACCTTCAGTCTCTTCAATTTCAAGTGTAGCTAAGTCGATTGAATGCGCATTTTGTGCTTCACACGAACCACAAGACAATACAAGATCGATTACACTAGATATTGATTGTGACCTAATATCTAAGAATATTTTTTGCAGCGCAAACAGCGGCAACTTCTCCCCGTCGATCTCACCAAACGAACAATTCGTGACAATTTGTTGTGTTGCTCGTATCATGTCACGGTGTTCACCAGACTCATTTGCCAAGACAAGAAGTTTTTCTTCTTTTACTAAGAATGGTCTGAATTTCTTAGTCTCTTTTGTATGAGGTATTTCAATCTCATATGTTGGTGCATCAATGCTAGGTAATGCCATAATATTCTCCATTAATTAAGCGTATTGTTCTATAGATAAATTTGAAAAACTTCTAACATCGTCGGTGATAGGGCCTTTAAGGCCTTTAAGCGGTATGTTAGTACTTGGATCACCAACCGCAGATTCTAGTGTGTTCTCGGGGCTTACATCTGCGGTGCCTAAAGCAACCCATTTCTTATATGCGATTGATATTGACACTCGCATTGGTGCTTCGTTGCCTTGTGAAAAATTTCCAAGTGATATATTTCTAGGGATGCAGTCTACTAACTGCCAACCACGCACCCTAGCATCTTTTCTGTTCAAGCTAAATATGTTGATTGTACCCGCGCACAAGTCAAAGAATGTTGCTTCTCTAGATACTGGATCTACAGTAGCTGCCATCCAGTTTTCAAAGTATGCTCTCACATCCCAATTTGTGTCGCAGAAAAATGTGAATGTTGCGTTGTCACCGAAGAACTCCATTCCATGCGCTCTAGGTTCTGTTATGTTTCCAATTTTTATCGGGACGTATGGAATAATCAATCCAGGGACTGATGCATCTTCACATAGTATGTTTACATCGTTACTATCTATTGCACCGGGTGATAATATCTCTACTTCAAAACGGTTGCTTCTTGCAAGATCACCTGTTCTTATTTTACTTACAAAGTCATTTAAAGTTGCCATTAAATTGCTTTCCTTGACCTGTTGAATACAGTCTGTTTGCTTGCTCCCTCAAATTGCTCTACGGGAAGTGCTGCGGCTGTGCTCCAATCTTGTGGGTTTATCTTTAGTAATCTTGATCGTATTTGCGAATACAAGTATCGTTTAATAGTTGGCTGAACTGCGGGAAATCTTGATGCTGATTTTAATAAGTTCCAACTAAGTTGAAATTGAGTATCTTGATTTATAGTGCGAGTATTCTTTGTTCGTTTCAATTGTTCAAGTAACTCAAATCTAAGACCATAAGGTAAATAGTGAAGATTCAGCCCATAGAATCCTCCTTTCGCATCTTCAAAAGGAAGAACGAGAGGGAACGTATCGTAATATGGTAGTTTCTTTTTTGTCTTCGGATCGTACAGATACAAGTACATACTACCAACTTCAGGACGAGCATCTCGCTCTCCTAGGTTAGATCGCATGACGCCCGCTGGGCTGCCAAATGTATTTGGTAATGATTGCACCTGTTTTCGGTACCAATCAACAGATCGGATCTGATTTTGATCGTTTGCTCGTATGTCGTTTAAAGTAGCCATGTGACTATTTATACGATATGCCAAGTTCCTTTTCGGTGATTATCTTAAATTCCCAGCCTCGATCTAAGCAGAATTCTTTAGCACTCTCCCACTTCGCCAAGTTTACGCCCCATTGTTTAACTTCAGTTATGAATCTCTTTGTTTTTCTTTTAGGTATCTTAGGTTCTTGTGTGAATCTAAATGGCTTGACTTCTATTAGATATGTCGTATCTCGTATCTTGATGACGAAATCTGGGTAGTATCTATGCACTCTATTGTCTAGTGGCGATCTGTAGGGTATCACAATCTCTTCAGAGCCCCATGCAAGCACATCATCGTTCTTGTCGCACCAATTCATGAATTTTAGCTCATATCCAGAGCGATAAATAATATTAGTTGGATTCCCTTTATACTTGTGGACATTTTTCGGTTTAAAGCGTCCTTGATGAATCTGTTTGTTATATGGCATATAAATAGTATAAATTAGATAACGTACAGGTATTTATCACATGGCTTCACGCTCTGAGACAAGAAGAAAAGAGAACGCTCGTAGGGCTGCAAATAGTACGGTTCTTCCTAAGAGTGATGAGTCTGTCAGCACTGTTATAGACGATGAACAAGCGTCCTCTGATCAAGCAGTGATAGTAAAAAATCCTGTTGCAAAATCTAAGCAAGATGCTAAGGAAGCAATAGATAAAGCAAAGAGCCAAGGTCAAGCTGCAGGTAGTATGCAAATGCTTCGATATCCTTCTAATATAGGGCAAGATAATATAGAGCAGCCACATAATGTTACTTTTAGAATTAAAGTAAGAGAAAACTCTACTGCTGGTAAAGCATTTGTTAAAAATAATAAAGACGTTGAATATGATAATAATAGCAACGGTCGTCTGACTAATGAAGAAGGTAAAAATCTAATAACATTAGGCGCCGGTGTTGCTGGTGCTGTTGTAGGAAATAGACTAGCAAAATTAGCAACTGGTGGTGGTAATAATTCATTAGTTAAAGGCGCCTTTGGCCTGGCAGGAGCTGGTGGGGGCTTTGCAGCAGGGCAGGCACTAGGCGAAAAAGCTGGCAACATGCTGGCTTCAAATCGAGTGGTTAAAACGAACACATCAATTACACTCCATATTCCTACTTCGCCATCAGTCAAGTACGGTGCTCAATGGCAAGAGGCTGATATTGGTGCATTGACAGGAATATTAGCTAGAAGTGGTGGTGATTTAAGTTCTCTATTAGACACCGCTATGACAGGTGAAGCGGCAGAATTTATGGGAAGAACACTTGCAGGCTTGTCAGATATCCCAAAAGCTCTTGGCGCTGATATAAACGTTTCGGGTGCATTGCAAGCAGCTTCTGGTAAGGTGCCTAATCCGAATAAAGAGCAATTGTTTAAGTCTATGAATTTTAGGCAGTTTGCATTTGATTATAAATTTGCACCAAGAAACGCGGCTGAAAATGACGCGGTGCATAAAATCATAGCAGAATTCAAAAAGAATATGCATTCAGAAAGATCAACGGAAGGATTCTTTTTAATATATCCATCAGAATTCGATATTGAATTTAATTACAATTCTTCAAGAAATAAATGGTTACACAGAATAAAATCTTGTGCATTGGTAGATTTGAGTATAGTATATGGCAGCGGCGGAACCTTTACAACGATTGCAGGAACTGAAGGCGCCCCATCAGAAATTACTATGCAGATGGTATTCAAAGAATTAGAAGTATTAAATAAAGACGCAGCAGAGCAAGGATTCTAATTAAATGTTTTTTAATCATTTTCCCAGATTGTTATACCCATTCGATCCAAAGAAAGAGATCGTAACCGATATATTCCGAAGAGTGGTGCCACGAGATAAATTCATTGTGAATGAAATGTTTCTTGAACGCTACACGCTTAGATCCGGCGAAAGGCCTGAGGACATCGCATATCAATTATACAAAGATCCTGAATATCATTGGGTGATTTTATTGATAAACAATATAGTGGACCCTTACAATGAGTGGTACTATACGCCTGAACAATTGCTGGCAATGGTAACACAGCGTTATGGTGCAGGGAATGAAAATGAAATACATCATTATGCACTGGCAGCTAGACCATTGATATGCAGTGACTACAATCCTACACAGATAGAAAGTGGTGAGTTGATTCCTATCACACATTTAGAACACGAAGAATTAGAGAATGAAGCAAGACAAGAAATTCTTCTGTTACGTCCTGTACATCTGAATGATTTTGTACAAGAATTCAAACTGTTGGTTGCTGCATAATGGCTGAAAGTGCCCAACAAACTGCCGGTGATGTGAGAGTTGAAGAAGTTTTTCTAACAACATCTGCCGGTGAGAAAGTAGATCTGAATAACTTTTTGATGGAACTTTCATTGTCAGAGAGCATCTATCAGCCATGTATGTTTGGTGGTGCGTTAATTTCTGATGCAGCGAATATTTTAGGTCAGTTATTTACGGGCGATGAGTTTATAACCTTTAAACTTAGAACACCTTTTCTATCCGATGATCCGAGTCAAGTAATACACAAAACCTTTTCGATATATTCGGTGACGAATAGAAAACTTGACAATGATAGGCAGCAATTTTATGAACTTCAGTTTATGTCAATCGAAGGTCAAAAAGATAGTATAACACGCCTTGCAAAAAAATACACAGGCGGTACTGATGTTATTGCGTCTCAGATATTTGAAGACTTAAAAGAGCCTAGAATTAAGGGAGGAGATTCAACTACCAGTGAAGTACTATTGCACGACACGCCGCACAATACAAGCAACTTTGAGTTTATCGCATCTCATTGGTCGCCATTCAAATGTTTAAATTTTCTAGCTAAGAATTCTATTGGGCAACAATTAAAGATGCCTAATGTAATGTTCTTTGAATCCAATAAGTATTTTTATTTTACTTCTATATCGTCTTTGGTTCAGGAACAAATAAAGTCTAAAACTCTATACGATGAATATAGTTATGTAAGTACTCTGGATGAGTCGAAAGATGTTAGGCAGGACAATAGAACAGCTGGATTTACATATTCCTCGCCCTATGAATCTGATCAAATGATAACTGTCGGTAATGTAGATTTTCCTGTATACTATGACCAATTAGATAATAGAATGAGTGGTTACTACGGCAACACTACTTTTGCATATGACTTTGCAAACAAAGATCTATATGACATTCGATTTGATTATACTAGTCAGCATGCAGAACGTTCATCGCAGTTAAAGAATTTGCTACCAGATACATTTGGCACATTTAAACATATTACAAAGACAGCACCTCATGGTGAGACAGTCAAATCAGATCCTCTATCAGTAATCAACTTTAAAGCTGGTGCGTCTGGATTGTTCGGTGAAAATGATGCATTCAATGTCAATCAGGTTACAGCAACTTCATTTAGAAATACTGCACTAGCTGAACTGTCTGCTATAAAATATGAAATAACTGTACCAGGTAAAACAGACATTGAAGTCGGTAAGCTGATACGTTTTAACTATCCCAACGTAGGTGAAAAGGGTATAAATCCAAATGTTGAAGAATTGTTTGACCCTCAAATATCTGGCATATATGTAATTACCGGAATCAGACATCAAGTCAGCGTGACAAGAGAACATGAAATGATATTAGAAATTGCGCGTGATAGTATAGGGGATGTGGTATAATGATATATCCGCAATTTACATGGTGGCAAGGTGTAGTAGAAGATAGAAACGATCCTGCTAAAATCGGAAGAGTGCGAGTAAGAATCTTAGGATATCACACTGCGGACAAATCGGAGTTACCTACAGAAGATCTGCCTCTTGCAGTGCTAATGAATCCAGTAACTTCAGCAAGTGTTTCGGGTATAGGACAATCAGCAACCGGACTTGTAGAAGGCTCACATGTATTTGGGTTTTTTGCTGATGGCGCCGATTCACAGATACCTGTCATTATGGGATCTCTGTCTGCACTTTCTATGCAGCCACCAAATGAAAACGTTGGATTCAATGATCCTAATGGCGTCTACCCATTCAGTGATAATGCATCAGGCAGAAACACAGTTCCAGAGTCTGACATACCTAGACTCAGTAGAGAAGACATTGCAGAGAAGCATTATTCTTTAGCAGTCAAGCGTGAAATGAAAGTAGAAGGTGTGCCAATTGCATTTGCACCTGAGATCGATGGCGATCCAGTAAAAGCTAGGAAGACCGAATCATCTTGGGACGAACCCGATCCTCAAGGGTCAGCGGAAACGAAAACAAAGTACCCATACAATCATGTGCGAGAAACTGAAAGTGGTCATATATTTGAAGTCGATGATACCCCAGGTGCAGAAAGAATTCACAACTTTCATAGAACAGGGACGTTTGAAGAGATACAGCCCGATGGAACAAAAGTAAACAAAGTCGTTGGTGAAGATTATGAGATAGTCATCAAAGATAAAAATATGTTTATCAAGGGTGACTTTAATATCACTGTAGAAGGTGACATGACGCTGAATGTCAAGGGTGACTTTTATGAAGACATCACAGGCAATAAGTTTTCTACTGTTCGAGGAACTCGACATGAGAAGACACAGGGTAATCATGTAAGTGAGATCGAATCAGATTACGGTATGAACATCAACGGTAACAGAGGCGTTCGTGTAGGTAGTCAGGGCGGACTAGGATTGGGCGGTGACAAACTTACTGTTCTAGGTCGTAGAGATGTGATGGTCGGTCAGAACTACAATACACAAGTAGGCATGAAGATCATTCAGTCAGCATTGATGGGATACAACATCACATCCGAACTAGGCGCGTATCGAGTATTCTCATTGCGAGATATGGACTTCGGTACTGCACTTACAGGTGCAATTAGTTTCTCATCCGGGTTTTTTAATGTCGGTACGATTGGCGCGACAACAATCAATACTGGTGGTATCTTCACAACTAATACGATCGGTGCGCACATCGTGAATTCTGCGGCATACACGCAAGTATCTGCGGCAACATCGATAACAACAGCCGCACTAGGTATTACAGCAGCAGGCGTGACAATTACGTCTGCAACTGTAGCGTGTACTGGGGCAGTTACAGCGGCGTCTGTAGTTGCACCGATAATTACGTCAGGTTTGGCGACACTCGCAACACACACCCACGTTATTACAAGTGGCTCGTCAGCTGGCGTGACAGCGCCTGGTTTAGGTTAATAAGGAGTTTTAAATGTCTTGTGGTCCCGCAGAACTTGTAAAGGATTTATCAGCTAACGTTGAGCAATTACTCACTATTGCAGATACTGCATTAGTAGCGTTACCGTTTAAAATCGCATCCA